TTTTTTACTTTGCCAAATATAGCCCTTCTTTTGAATAGCTTTTATAATTGCCATCCACCAGTCATAACAAATAAAAATAAAGGCTGCAATTCCCCATTTTACAAATATCCACCCGATGTAATAAAGGCTAAATAATAAGAAGAAGAGACACCCATGTTTACTTCTTTCGTTTGACATTTGAACTCTGTGTCCACCACATTTTGGACAAGTTTTATTAACCATTTTCACTCCTAATTTTTAATTTATTATAAATAATCAAGCGGTAAAAACTTGATGATTTATCACCCTAAATAATACTCTGATAATTCTTCTTTTACAAAGTATTCCCTACGTTCAGGAATATTGTAGTATTCCATAAAGTTAGCAAAATTACATTGATTATCTTGATCTAATTCATTTTCAATAATCCATTTAATAGCTAGTTCGTCCGCTTGAGTTTCTTCTCGTGACCTTGATGAATGTAAGTGGCTATCTCTGTCAATTTCATGGCCTAGAACATGATGTGCTATTTCATGAGCAATTGAAAAAGTAGTAGCTTTATCTAAATTAATGAAAATAATTTTTAATGTTGGATTGTAGATTGCTTGAATTTCTTCCATCTCGTCTTGAGATAATTCAAGAATTTTTAAATCATATGTTTTTGCTTTCTTGTATAACCAATCTCTCATTCATCATTTTCTTCCATTTCTTTTAAGATTGACACTAGTATGCGTCGAGTTTTTTCACTTATTGGTTTACCACTATTAGCAATTAATGGAAAATGTTCGATATCTTCAATTGTAATTTGTTTTTCTCTGCCTAAAAGATAATCTGTTGATACATTAAAGTAATCAGCAACTTTATTTAATACATCAGCTTTTGGTGATTGTGTTTTCCATTTGTACAAAGCATTTTCGCTTAATCCAATTTCCAAAGCAACTGTTTTTAAATTTTTACCTCGCTTATCTGAAAGTTCTTTTACTATTTCAAACAGTGTCATAAATCATTTGCTCCTTAGTGCTTTAAAAATATAATAATATTTTTAGATAAAATATGTTGACAATATTATCCAAAAGTATTATTATAATCTCGTAAGCTAATTTGTTAGTTAATAAGTGCAATAAATATAACCTAACAATATAAACAATTTCGGGGTCGCCAAACTTAGAAACGCTTATTTAAAGGTTTTAATCTTATTTAACTATGCACTTATTTTATACTTTTAGATAATTTTTGTCAATTATTTTTATAAAAATAGCTAATTTATTAGCTTACAACTTTTTTTGAAAGGAGAAGAATATGGTTGAAACATTAACAGCAAGAGAAAAAATTCTTGCTTATAAAGAAGCGAAAGGTTACTCATATCAAAATTTAGCTGACATGTTAAGTGAATCCAAACAAGAAGTCTATGACGCTATTACTGGCCGTAATCAAAAACCAAAGTCTCATGAAATTTTAGCAAATTTATTAAAAATGTTTGGGTTATAGAATGGTGGTGCTTATGGAGGGGTTAGAAAATTTATTCACGCCCGCTCAACTTGATGCTATTAAATTTCTAATTCAGGAGAACAAGGAAGTTGAGAAAGCGAGTGTTACTTGGACAAAAAAAGAATTTGAAAAGCAATCAGGCTATTCGTGGGCAGTTTGGAATACTCGTGTATTTAGTAATCCAACATTAGAGAAAAGACTCAATATTGATAAAGACCCAATTCATGGGTGGGTTCGTTTTTCAAAAGGTGGTGGCAGTAAAACAATAGTTTGGGCAGAAAAAGCAGCAGAGTTCATAAAAAATGAGATGCCTGAATATATAAAGTGACCAGGAGTTACTCAGGCAATTAATAGCGTAGGGAGGAGTGAAGGTGACTTATGAAAATACTTAATTTATATGGCGGGATTGGTGGTAATAGAAAACTTTGGGGTGAAACTCATCATATTACTACAGTTGAAATGAACGAAGAAATCGCTACGGTTTATAAAAAAATATTTCCAGATGACATCTTAATAGTTGGAGATGCTCACCAATATTTACTAGAAAATTTTGAAAAGTTTGATTTAATTTGGGCGAGTCCACCATGTCAAACACATAGTAGTTTCAGACAAAACATAGGTGTTAGGTATAGAGGTGTTAAACCTGTTTATCCTGATATGAAGTTATATCAAGAGATAATTTTTCTTCAAAATAATTTTAAAGGTTTATTTGTAGTCGAAAACGTTAAACCATATTATAAACCACTGATTGAGCCGAGTTTTCAATTAGACAGACATAATTTTTGGTCTAATTTCGATGTTGAAAAAATTGAATTTAGCCGACCTAAGTTAAGGGCTACTCAAATACCAGAATTGCAAGAATTTCTCGGATACGACTTAAGCGATTTTAAAATATCTAATAAACGACAGGTATTAAGAAACTGTGTAAATCCACAGGTTGGCGAGCACATTTTAAAATTTGCTTTACTTGAACACAACAAAAAAGCCGACTTGGCAGAGTCGACTAACAAATAATTTTACAAGGTGATTATATCACAGATTGGAGAAAAAATGATAACACAGATTTTATGTTTCGTGGGAATTAACATTGCTAGTTTTCTATTAATCAGAACAAGTGAAAATAATCGAAACAAAAAAATAATTCGTAGATTAAAACAACAACTTAAATATTCCAATGATGCTTATTACCAATTAGAACGGCAGGACAGATGCAATCGTTCAGAGTTAATGATGCTGAAAACGGATAAAGAAGGGAGTATTTAGATGATTAAAATTAATACTTTTGAAGCTGAAAATGTTAAACGGATTAAAGCAGTAAAAGTTGAGCCAACTCAGAATGGTTTAACAATTCTAGGTGGTAAGAATGGTCAAGGTAAGACATCGGTTTTAGATGCTATTGCATGGGTACTTGGTGGCAATAAATATAAGCCTAGCCAACCAGAACGAGAAGGTAGTGTAACGCCACCTAACTTAAAAATCACCCTATCCAATGGACTTGTCGTTGAACGTACGGGCAAAAATTCAACGCTTAAGGTAATTGACCCTAATGGACAAAAGGGTGGTCAGCAGTTACTAGATAGCTTTATTGAAGAACTAGCAATCGACTTGCCAAAATTCATGAATCAAAATGCCAAAGACAAAGGAAAAACTTTACTTCAAATCATTGGGGTAGGTGAACAATTATTTAAACTTGAACAAGAGTATAACGAATACTACAATCAACGTCATTCAATTGGTCAAATTGCTGATCAAAAAGGAAAGTTTGCTAAGGAACAAGTCTTTTATCCTGACGTTCCTAAAACGCCTGTGAGCGCTTCTGAGCTAATTGAACAACAACAGATAATATTAGCCAAGAACGGTGAAAACGCTCGAAAACGGCAACAAGTAGCCCAAATTAGCCAACAATTTGAGCTTGAACGTAATCAGATTGAAGCGCTAAGGCAGCAATTACTTGAAATGGAACAAAGACATGAACAAACTTCTAAAGATTTAGAAATTTCTCAAAAATCTGCTCTACAACTTCAAGATGAATCAACCGAAGAATTAGAGCATAACATTCAACAAATTGATGAAGTCAACATGAAAGTACGTGCCAACTTAGATAAAGAAAAGGCAGAAGAAGATGCTGCTGAGTATCAGAAACAGTACGATAGCTTAACTGAAAAAATTAAAAGTATTCTTGATCAGAAAAATTCGCTACTGGATAATGCCGATTTACCGCTGCCTGGTTTATCCGTAAAAGATGGGGAATTAACATACAATGGTCAATCTTGGGATAACATGAGTGGTTCAGAACAATTGAAAGTGTCTACTGCCATTGTTCGTAAGTTAAAACCAGAATGTGGTTTTGTCTTAATCGACAAATTGGAACAAATGGATTTAGAAACATTAAACGAATTTGGTCAATGGTTGGAACAAGAAGATTTACAAGCAATCGCCACACGAGTTTCAACTGGTGATGAATGTAGCATTCTAATCGAGGATGGGTATTCTGTACCGAAAACAGTTGAACAACCAACTAATCAATGGCAAGGGAAAGGAGCATTTTAATGAATATAACTAGTGGCAAAGTACCAAAAGCACAAAAGGTTGTCATTTATGGCGTAGAGGGAATTGGTAAATCAACATTTGCAAGTCAATTTCCTGACCCATTATTTATTGATACTGAAGATAGTACGCTTCACATGGAAGTCAAACGTTTTGATAAGCCAACCAGCTGGTCAATGCTTTTGCAACAAGTTGAGTACGTTAAAACCAATAAGCCATGTCAGACATTAGTTATTGACACAATCGATTGGGCAGAAAAAATCTGCAAAAGTCACCTAGCAGCATTGAATAAATGGACTGATAGTAGCAACGACTATGGTGCTAAGTATATTGCACTTGAACAAGAATTCGGTGGCTTACTAAATAAATTAAGTGATGTGGTAGAAGTGGGTGTGAATGTTGTTATCACAGCTCATGCATGGCTACGCAAGAAAGAAGAGCCTGACGAAATGGGTGCTTATGATCGCTATGAGCTGAAACTCGAAAAGAAGACAGGTCCACTAGTTAAAGAGTGGGCTGACATGGTCTTATTTGCTAATTATAAGACGACAATCTTAACTGACGAAAAAACAAAAAGCAAAAAAGGTGTTGGCGGTCAACGTATGATGTACACAACTCATAGACCAGCATGGGATGCCAAGAACCGTATTGGTTTACCTGATGAATTACCTTTTGACTTTTCTCAAATTGCTCAAGCTTTAAGTGATGTGACAGCTATTCAACCACCAATTAAAACAATTAATAAACAATCAGTTAACGAAAGTCCAGTTGAAACATCCAGCAGTCAACCAAATTTTGCAGCCGAACCAATTAAATCAGTTCCTGAGATAATACCAAATTCAGTAGCTGATTTAATGAAAGCCAATCAAGTAAGTGTTGATGAAATTATGCAAATTATCTATAAAGGTGGTTTCATGCCATTAGATACACCATTAGAAAATATTCCAAGTGAATTATGGGATTATCTATCTTCTAATTGGCAAAGTACAATGACGTTTTTAAATGAAAAAATTAGGAATTTTTAGGAGGAAATATTAATGACTATTCAAAATAATGATAACGAATTTTTAGACTGGGGCGGTAGTTTTATCGCAGAAGAAAGTCAATTTACTTTATTGCCTGATGGTGAATATCCTTTCACTGTGACTAATCTTGAGCGGAAGATTTATGACGGTAATAGTGACAAGATTCCCAATGGCGCACCATACGCAGAAGTATCACTTGAAGTTGTAGGAACTGAAGGCAAAACTACAGTTTTTGAAAGATTATACATGATGAAAAAATGGCAATGGAAATTAACACAATTCTTTACTTCAATCGGTCAAGCACCAGTTATCGGACAAGCTTTTTCACCTAATTGGTCAGTAGTCATTGGTAGTCAAGGGCGAGTTAAAGTTGAAACAAATACTTATACAGTTCAAGGTCAACAACGTCAGAATAACCGTGTAAAAGAATTTTTGAAACCTGCAGCAAATAGTGGTGTTTTTCAACAACAACCAACGCAGAATTTTCAACAACCACAACAAAATACGACTCCATTTCCAACAGGTAACACTCAACCGCAACAAAATGGATTTGGTAACGGTGCGTTTTAGGGAGGTATTCAATGCAGCTTAGACCATATCAAGAAGAAAGTCGTCAAGCTGTGCAATCTGAATGGGATAAAAAGGGGGTCAAGAAGACCCTCTTAGTTTTACCCACAGGAACAGGCAAGACGATTGTTTTTTCAAAAATTACAGAAGATAGAACACGATTGGGCGAAAAAACATTAATTTTAGCACATCGTGGGGAGTTATTAGATCAAGCAGCAGATAAGCTAGAAAAAGCAACTGGATTAGGTAGCTCAAGGGAACAAGCAGAGTCAACTAGCTTAGGTTCATTTTATAGAGTAACGGTTGGTAGTGTCCAAACATTACAACGTGAGAAACGATTGAATCAGTTTCCAAAAGATTATTTTGACACAATCATTATTGATGAAGCACATCATGTTTTATCTGACGGCTATCAACGTGTGTTAGAACATTTTGAAAATGCCAATGTTTTAGGAGTAACTGCAACACCAGACCGTGGCGACAAACGAAATTTAGGGCAGTTCTTTGATAGTTTAGCTTATGAATATAAGTTGCCACAAGCGATTAAAGACGGTTATTTAACGCCGATTAAGGCATTAACAATACCTCTTAAATTAGATTTGACTGGTGTTGGCCAACAAGCAGGAGATTTTAAAGCTAGTGATGTTGGTACTGCCTTAGATCCATATTTATATCAAATTGCAGACGAAATGGTTAAGCACTGTTCAGATAAAAAAACAGTAGTTTTCTTACCATTAGTTGCTACAAGTCAGAAATTTACTCAAATATTGAATGATAAAGGCTTTAAAGCAGCAGAAGTTAATGGTGAAAGCAAAGATCGTGCAGAAGTATTGGCAGATTTTGACAACAATAAATACAACGTACTTTGTAACTCAATGTTATTGACTGAAGGTTGGGATTGCCCAGATGTAAACTGCGTGGTCGTTTTAAGACCAACTAAAGTTCGTAGTCTTTATTGTCAAATGGTTGGACGTGGTACAAGACTTGCGCCAGGTAAGGATCACTTGTTATTGCTAGATTTTTTATGGCATACAGAACGTCATGAGTTATGTAGACCAGCGCATTTAATTGCTGAAAGTGTTGAAGTCGCTGAAAAGATGATTGAAAAAGGCGAGGAAAATGTCGGTGTTCAATTAGACATTGAGGAATTGGAAGTTGAAGCTGTTAGTGATGTAGTTGCTGACCGTGAAGCTGCATTAGCTGAGAAGTTAGCTGCAATGAAGAAACGTAAACGTGCTTTAATGGACCCTTTGCAATTTGAAATGTCAATCATGGCTGAAGATTTAACGAATTATGTACCATCGGTTGGTTGGGAAATGGCACCAGCAAGTGATAAGCAAATAAAAACGCTTGAGAAGTTCGGTATATTCCCAGAAGCGGTTGACAACGCTGGTAAGGCAACTATGTTGTTAGATCGATTGCATAAACGACGTGACAGTGGGTTGAGCACACCTAAGCAGATTAGACGATTAGAAACTTATGGATTTCAAAAAGTGGGTACCTGGTCGTTTGATAATGCGAGCAAGATGATTTCACGTATAGCAGGCAACGGTTGGCGAATTCCAAACGGCGTTAAACCGAAAGAATATACGCCATAGTAATTAACACTTCTCCAGCCCTCATCGGTAGCGGAAACTACCACGGATGCGGAAACATCCGACTTGCGAGTGAAAAAAACTTTCGTTCGAGATACATTACTTAATTTAAGCTCGCAGAAAATAATAATTTATTAACTCTGTTGGTGTCCTAGCTTACTAGTGGCTAGGCGCTAGCGGTGAGGGTTGGAGTGAATATGGAGGTAGAAATCATGAAATATCATCAATTACTTTTTGATAGAACATTCGAAGACGGCGATACTGTGCCATATCAAAAATTCAAAAGATTCTTTGGAATAACTGAAACAACAATTTTAAATATGGAAAATGAAGGGTTCATCAAGATTAATTATAAAGAAGATACAGTGACTAGACTTAAATTCAGCTAAGGAGGCAGACGATGAGTGAATTGA